TGATCCTAGTGATGCTATAGATGATGCATTAGCTAATTTTAGTAGCCACCATATCCAGATCCAGAAGAGCCGCTAGAACTTGAACTAGAACTGCTAGAACTAGAGGAGGAGCTAGAAGAAGAACTACTGCTGGAACTCGAACTGGTCGAACTCGATGTGCTTGTCGTTGCATTTGTGGTAGATGTGCTAGTTGTACCTGTGTTACTTACTGTTGTAGTTGTTGATGATACGCCTGCTGATGTAGGACCGTTATCAAATGATGTAACTGCTCCTGTTGGTTGTGTTCTCAAAGTCGATGTCTGAGAAGCAAGACTACCTGCCTGATTTGTAAATCTAGAAGCAATACTAAGAGGTGTCTTCTTATTACCTTGATCATCTAATTCAGCATGTGGTAAATATCCAACTAATTCACTAAATTCATCCATAATTTTACTAACTATACCTCCTGTTGGAATATTGATAAAACGTTTCTTTTCATTTAAAAATGTTTCATGTTCGTAATTACTCACAGGATATATTGATTGAGATTCACCTAAAGTAGTATTATCTGGTAAAATCGTTCTCCAAGTAGAGTTTACTTCAATTCCTTCTTTTATAATTACTGTGTCATTATATAATGCTTCTTGAGTTTCATAATGATGAACAGCTTCGGGATCTGAATACTTAGTTCTTACATATTCTTGTAATTCTATTTCTGTTTTTGGCCACTGCTCATATACATCTGTAATATTATTAACTAATAGGATTACCCAATCCATAAATGGATCGTCAAATAATATTTGTGCTACATCACAAGGTTTTTGTCCTTCTGAAATTTGTGCTCTTTCCCAAGTATTTGTATACTTTGCTAAACCTTCTCTTACTTCAACTCTTCTAAAAATATTTTTTACCAAACGATATCTATAATTCTGATCAGTTGTTACACCTTCAGCGACATATACATTTGGGAATCTTGAAAAATAAGACATTAGAAACCTGACCTGACATCTCCTTGGTTGAGGAGTTTAACTTCTGTAAATTGTAAATTTAAAACTATTGCTGGTACTTGAATCATGTCACCAGTGTATGATTTGAATGATGTATACTGATTATCTGGAGTATAGTTAACAGAAATACCAGAACATACAGTATCGGTCATTTTATAATGTAATCTTGTAGCACTCACGTCATCATCAGCAAACTCACTAGCATTTGGATTTACACGAACAAAATCTAATTTATAATGGTCAGGTAGTTCAAAAAATCTTCCTGATAAATTTTCAATTTTATTAAATGTTTTATTAAGTTCGCCTTTAGCATCCTTTTGAAGTGGATTTAATGTTACGGCTTCTGTTTCATCACTACCACTTTTATTTTGTTTTTGAGTTAGTGAATCAAATGTGTCTGCTATTTGAAGAACACTTTTACCAGTTGAACTAAGAACTGGATGTGCACCAACTTTAACGTATTGAATTATATCATTTATCTCTTTCGCTTCTTTGAAATTTCTGGCAAGCATTTTGATAGCAAAACTATGATTTCTAAAATTCATTTGTTGGAACAACTGCTCAGTATATGGGTTAAATACTTTTCCTGTAAGTAAACCTTGTAGAGAATTAGCATCTAACTGACCTTGAGTTCCAAAGAATCCAGAAATAGCATTAGCACCAGATGCAACTGCAGATGCAGCAAATTCTGGTAAAATCGCTGCAGCAGCTTGTTGAAGTGAGGTTGCTAAAGTATTAAAATTATCGCTACCCATTGCCTGCATCGCTGCAGCACCACCAACACCTAGATTTACTTGACGATATACTGGTTGATATTGTGCATTAAGTCCTGGTGGTATGGCAATGTAGCATGAAGTTCTATGATAATCTCTAACTGTATTTTGCTCAGAAAAACTAAGGGAGTTTGAACCGTAAAATGTTCCTCCTGTCGATCCAGCAGCACCACCTGATCCATACTTATATTTTGTTCTTTTACGTTGAATTCTAAGGTAATCTGTAGCACCTGTAGAACCAGTTGCGTCATCTCCAATGAAATCTTCATTAGACGCAACAGGTGGTTTGAGAGGATATCTCAGAGTAATATTATAATCGTTGTTATCTGCAAATGCCATTTAAGGTTAAACTACCTAAATATTATGTGGTCTTTATGTATTTATGCGATATCAAGGAAAATATAGACCTTCCTTTCCTAGGAAGTACAAAGGTGATCCCAATAATGTCGTTTATAGGTCATCATGGGAGTATAAATTTATGAAATGGTGTGATTTTACTCCATCAATCCAAGAATGGGGTAGTGAAGAGATCATCATTCCATACATTTCACCTGTTGATGGTAAAAGGCATAGATACTTTCCAGATTTTTATGTAAAAATCCAGAATCGTAAGTATTTAGTCGAAGTAAAACCATTTAGACAGACTATGGAACCTAAAACACAAAAAAGACTTACAAAACGCTATATTAATGAAGTTGTCACATGGAGTGTCAATAGAGCAAAATGGAAAGCAGCAACAGAGTTTTGTAAAGATCAAAACTGGGAGTTTAAATTAATTACAGAAAAGGAACTTAAAGTCTAATGGCATTAACCAATCTAGAGGCAGCACAATATCCTTCGTATCAGGAATTTCTTGCATTTTCAAAGCAACAGGACAATCATCCTAGCTTTGCTAACTTATTTTCTGTTCACTTTGCAAGTCCAAGAGTTTTACAAAATAGTGGAAATATACAGGGTGGTAGTAAAACAACAAATTTAATTTCTGAAACGGGAGACCTTTCAAAACTTTTAAATTTTTACTGTCAATCTGTTAATTTACCAAGTAAACAAATTACTACTGGTGCTGTAACTAATGTTGGTGCTGCTACAAAGTATGCTACATCAGCAGCATATAGTCAGTTAAATATGACTTTTATTATGCCTCAATCACAATATACCCGTGCATATTTTGAAAGATGGGTCAGTAGAATGGTTCCCGATTCAAACCAATATGTCGATTTCTTTGATAATTACGTTTGTCCTAGCATAAGAGTATATAAGTTTGAAAGAGGTGATGGGGAACCTGTTAATAATGATCCAGATATGGTTACTGCATTAAGAGACTCTGGAACTCCTGTTTTAATTGCTAAAAAATATAGAATAACCTCAATAATTGACATTCGTAACGCTTTTCCATATAATATTGGATCTGTACAGTTAAATAACGATACGTCAAGAGCAATGACATTGACTGTTGGGTTCTTATATGAACGTTATCGTGTTACTACAGCTCAAGAATTTACTGATGAAGGTAGATTCAAGCATCAAGGTGCTAATGCAGCAAGTTTTGCACAACCACTGCGTGTCAATTCTGGAATTCTCTTCCAGTAAGCACCTAAATAAAATTACTGAATTGAAATATAAATTTCATGGCATTACCAAAACTGAATGTACCAAAGTACAAATTAAAGTTACCTTCTGATGGTAGAACTGTTAATTTCAGACCTTTCCTAGTAAAAGAAGAAAAACTTCTTTTAATGGCAACTGAGTCTGGTGAACAGTCAGAACTGATTACAGCAGTTACTGATATCATCAAAGCTTGCACTGATATTCAAGATGTTGATAAACTACCAACTTTTGATATTGAATATCTTTTCTTACAGATTAGAACTAAATCTGTTGGTGAGACTATCAAGTTAACAGTGACTTGCCCTGATGATAACGAAACACCTGTTGAGGTTAGTATTCCTCTTGATGAAATCAAAGTTACTAAAACTAGAGGACATAAAAAGGATTTAAAAGTTTCTAGTGATGTAACTATCACTATGGGTTATCCAAAACTTGATACTTTCGTTACTATGAACTTCCAAGAAGGTGAAACACCTGGTATGGATCAAGTATTTGATATGGCAGCTGGTTGTATAGTTACAATCTCTGATGCTGAACAAGTGTATGACTGTTCTGATACACCTAAAAAAGAGATCTTAGATTTCTTTGATCAGATGGATACAAAACAGTTTACTATGATTCAAAACTTCTTTGAAACTATGCCTAAACTACAGCATAAAATCAAAGTTACAAACCCAAATACAAATGTAGAAAGTGAGGTCGTATTGGAGGGTTTAGCGAGTTTTTTCGCATAGCACTCCTTCATCAAGACCTAAAGGGTTATTTTGAAAGCAATTTCGCTTTGATTCATCATCATAAATGGGATATGCAATATATTGATAATCTCATGCCTTGGGAAAAAGAAGTTTATGTAACTCTCTTAATTAATTTCCTAAAAGAAGAAGAAAAACGAATGAAGGAGCAGCAAGCAAAAGGTGGCTAAAATACAAGTCTATAAGTTTGTGAACTATGGTGCAATCAAATCGACTGCTCCAACAGTTGTTGCAGCCAAACAAACTTTGCTTGCTACCAATAGACTAGGAAAAACTATATCTACTGTTGGTAAAGAAATTGTAGATATTAATAAAATCACGTCTTTAAAACTAAAGACGATGGAGAAGGCTGATATTAGAGAGCGAAGAGAGAAAAGAAGACAAATGGATCAGGAGGCAGAGAACCTCCAAGAGAGTATAGCAGGTAAAAAAGTATTATCATCATACTTTGATACTAAGAAAAAGAAGAAATATAAAAAATCAGATTTTGGCGGTAGTATCGCAAAGATGATAAACAGTGCTTTTGGATGGGTACAACCTCTTTTAGGACCCTTTATTTCACTGTTTACGAAACTTGCTGCAACTGTCTTTATGAAAGAGTTGCTTGAATGGGCAGGTGATGAGAATAATATTAAAGCTTTTACTGTATTTTTAGAAAAATCAGCATTTGTATTTGGAAAGATATATGCCTTTGGTGAATGGATAATATCAGATAATCTTATAGATGGATTTACTTCATTATTTGGTTCTGATGAAACATTATTAGGTAGGGTAGAGGGTCTTGGTAAACTGATGACAGGTATTATCGGTTTGAGATACTTAATGGCTCCTTGGAAAATCATAACTGATATTCTCAATATATTGAATATCATTTCTGGAGGTAGCAAACCCAAACCAAAACCCAAGCCAAAACCAAAACCAAAACCTAAGCCAAAACCAAAATTTAAACAACTTGATTTATTTGATGATTTTAAAACATCAGTAAAACCAAAAGTAAATGTAAAACCAAAAGGTAATTTCTTTACTAGATCTTTTGATAATATAAAGAAAATTTTTACAAAACCTAAGCCAAGTGCGACGGTAAAACCTAAAGTCTCAATTAAACCAAAATTTAATATTCCTAAACCTTCAGCATCAGGTCTTGCAAAAGGTTTCGCAACTGCTGGAATTAGTGTTGCTCTTGATTGGCTAGTTGATTTAGGATTTAGTAAACTAGATCAGATGCAGATTGAGAGTTATCTCAAGAAATTTTCTGCGATGTCTCCAGAGAAGCAACAGGAAGAAATTAAGAGATATCAACAGATAAGAGAAAGATACTATCAAGGTACTCAAGGATTCTCTGGTGCGTTTGATAATATTATCACTGTTGGTGGACTCTTTGGTGAGTCGAATAACAAAAATATGCTCAGAAAAATTGATGCCCAGTTAACTGGAATGCATCAAATAATAGGAGCATCTAATAATGCTCAAGCAGAAACATATATACCAGATCCAGTTGAAGTTGAAGAACCTAAAAAGAAGAAAGGTTTATTTGGTTTAGGATTTTTTGGTCTTGAAAAAGGTGGTGAATTACCTGAGTTTTTCATAGGTGGTTTGGTTAGAGGAATTACAAGAGCAGTTAGTGGTGTTGTCAATACTGTTGGTAAAGTTGTAAGCGGTGTTGTTAATACAGTTACAAAGGTTGTTAGTAATCCAATAATTAGCACAGCACTTTCATTTGTACCAGGTGTTGGTCCTATTATCGGAGCAATAAACGCTGTACAAAATCTTGCTCAAGGAAATATTTTAGGTGCTATTACCAGTGGTATTGGTGCTGTAGGACAGTTTGCTAATATCAATACAGTTAATGCTATTAGTCAACCTCAATGGATGCAGAACTTGAGATTTAGTAAGTTTGGTCAAGGACTTTCTAATTTATACTTCAAAGGTGCTAGAGCTTTCTCAGGTGTTAGTTCTTTCTTGAGTAATACTGTTGGTGCTATCACTGATAGTAGAATAGGTAAGATTGGTATGAAGTTGTTAGGTGGTAATACTGGAGGTGCTATAGGTGAAGTAGTTGGAATGATACCTGGTTTACAAGGTAGAATGGAAGGATTTGGTAATTGGTTAGAGAAGAATCAATTACAAGGTATATTAGGAGCAGTACCAGGCGTAGGTGGTCTTTTAAAGAATATACCTAACGTTATGTCTATACCTGGCATGGAAAAGATACTTGGTGCAGAAGGATATGGTTTCTCTGCTACTAATGCTTTAGGTTCAGTTGCAGATAGATTTGGTATGGGTGGTGTATATGCAGCTATTATGAGTGGTGCTCAGTCTGGTGATTATGTTCAAGGATTAAGAGAACTAGCACCTGAGTTAGGTGTAGATCCTAGAATTTTAGGTGTATTAGATAAAGGTAGAGCATTGATGAGTAATAATAAGTTTAATGCTGAGTATGCTATGCAGACTGCTATTGAATTCTTACCAGTTCCTTTAATTGTAGAAAAATTAATACCCGCACCTACACCTGTGCCTATAAATAGCGGTGATACCTATCTTGTAGCACCTTCCACTACTAATTCTAAGAAGTAAATTATGAATATAATGAAAGGATCAAAAATTAATTTCTACAAGTTTGTAGATCCTGATGGGGGTGGTTCTAGTGGGACAGCTGTTACTACAAAGAGTCAACAGACATTAGTAAAGACTATAAAATTACAAACAACTGCAATTAATGGTTTAGGTGCTACAGTAAACTCATTAGGAACAGTTGTAAAAGATATAAAGAAGCAACAATTATCACTCTTAGAAGTAGAGAGAAAAAGATCAAAAGCAAAATTTAAACCAATATTTCTAAAACCTCAAAAGTTGAAAAAGTTTGGTGGTTTTGATGCTCTGTTTAAGGGTAAGATTCCTGGTTTCCTTGAATCACTTTTAAAATTATTTGGTTCATTTGCAAAATTATTTTTAGTTCTACCTGCTCTTAAATGGTTAGCAAATCCAGAGAATCAAGATAAAGTCGTATCTATTTTAAAAACCATGCACAAGGTTTTTAAATTTATAGCGGGTTGGGCAAAATTCTCGATTAATAATACGATGGATGGATTATATGATTTGTTGAAAGATGAAGCTACTCTTGGAGAAAGAATTAGTGGTCTTTTCAAAGCAATGGCAGGATTAGGTGCAGCTTGGTTAGGAATTGGTATACTTACAAATCCTATAGCAACTGTAACTGCGTTTAAGAATGTTTTAGTATATTTTGCCACTGGTCTTAAAAGTGCATTAGCATC